ATAAACAAATTTTGTCATAATAAGGTGTTACTATTCATCAGCTCCTGTAACTGGGTTATAGTTTTTAGCATCTTCAAAGAACGATGTCGTTTCATTGAACCCAAAATCATCATCAGCTGACGCAGCTGTCGGCGAAGGTGTTACTGCATATCTCTGTTCTCTCTTCGGAGACTTATCAGGCATATCCGCATATTGATCTGCCTGTGCAGTTTTGATAACCTTACTAGATGTAACAGGTCCGTAAAGATAAAACTTTGCAGTAAAGTCTAAAGAATAAATGATAGACCGCCTGGCCGTAAAATCCCCCTGATAATTGTCTTCATAACCAACATTTGTCAACACAATGGGCACATCTCTCTTGATACCCATATCAGGCATATCATTCATTGTGATTGTATAATCTGGTTGAAAATATGGAAGGATTTGTTCTACGATCTGTAGAGCATCATCAGATTGTTTTGAAAGGATATACAAACCAAAATTGATATTATACGGCACGGGCATATACTGTGCGTCTAGCTGTTTTGTAGTATTGCCCTTTACCTTTTTAAATTGTTGAACACGATTTAATTTCCGGTTGGCATCATAATTTAAGCCAGTTATTTCAAATCCAATACGAGGTAGTGTTACAGCAACCTGTTTTCCAAGATCAGGATCGTCTTGTAAACGTACTAGAAATTTCTGCCTAGGCCCATATGCTAGGGGAACCTTCATTGTCTGTGTAATATCACCATCATTATCCTTCCGTACTAAATGTATATCGTTGAAAATTGTACCGAAAGATACTACTATTTTTCTGATGGATTCGTGATAGAATTGTTGTCCTAGCATTATGAAGCTTCTCCTGCGTCACCAAATGGATTCGATTCAGTGAAATCCAATATGGTATCGTCTAAACTGTCAAACAACTCATTTTGAGCTGTCTTGTCTGTACTCATGTCACCTACTATATATGATTCTTGTACGATGTAAGAATCATTCTCAAGCTTCAATTTCTCGCCGACAGAAGTAGAATCATTTTCGCCCAAGGTATTGTCGCCGTCTGTTTCTTCAGCTATCAAATCGCCGTCAGCAAGTCTTTCTATTCTAAAGCTCTCATTTACAGCCGAGGATTGTTCCAGAGTGATCTGGTGGTTCAGAGTATCAATAGATAAATTATCTTCGATTTCATCTATAGCTGTAATACCTGTATCAAGAGTTTCTGACCCATACTCAAATAGGCGACAACGTAGTTTGTAAACTGGATTGTTGTCTAACTGATGAAACGGTTCATCATGGTCTACGAAATTAACCTCAAATAACTTGCCAAGGATGGGATGGTAAACTGCATCTCCTTCCTGAGGCCTATCGGCATCTGTATTTGCCGTATCCTGTATAATATAGAAACTACTACCATCTAATTTTTCTGTACTATCACTCGTTCCTAATTCTTGGGCGATAGAGCCACCAGTTGTATCTGTTCCATCTTCAATTTTCATCTGAGCATCCATTGTTTGGAATCTTTCTTTAGATACAACAAATGTAGCTTCACTCAAATTTTGCAAACCGAACTGAGACATCAACTCTTGCTCTCCAGCGAAACCGGCCGAAGCGTCTTCCATGTACATTTCTATAAGATGTTGACTGTTGAACTTGGATAGAGAATCTGCCCCCATCAAAGTATCCTCTGCTACGAGAGTTCTGTCTAGGTAATAGACATCATGCCCATATATCTGGATAGCTTCAGTCACCAAATCCCGATAGAGGTTCTTTTCTGAGGTTATGGCTTGTGACCCGCTAGTATGGAAATGTTTATTAACCGCCATTTAGCCCACCATATAATTCACTGGTAACTCAAAGAACATTTGTATCTGCTCCTCTAATTTCTCTTGTTCTTCCTTCCCAGCTGTATATATTCCCTCTCCATCCATTTCTACTCCGCCCAACATAGTTACACCTTTAAATTTGGACAAATTTGCCCCCCACTGTTTTTTAATCAGAGCAGTAGCATATCTTTTCAAGAAAATGTCATCATAGATATCAGTGTATGTGGTAGGATCAAGCTTCCTATAACATTCTATAAGAATATAATCTGAATCAGCAGTAAAATCATTTGCCCAATCCGCATCTATGTACAAACGATTTTGGTGTTGGTTAAACCGTATTGGGGTTTCACCTACGAGAATGTGTTCTATTAAGTCTAAATTATCCATAGCCATCTGATACTGAATAACAGATGTAGATGACAAATCATATAGGTCATTCAGTCTCAGTTGGTATTGAACATCGAACATGTTACCACCGCCGCCTGTGCCGGTGAGGGGGAAAACCTGCACCACCGATATGACAGCATTTGGGAGCGGTATGTAATTTGAACCCTCTTTCCAGGTGGCCGTGATAGAATCATCAACGGTATCTGTACCAGTTGTTGACGCATCACTTCGAGCCCGTGTAACCTCAGCAGATGTTATCAAATGTTTCAGATACATTTTTTCAATACCATCGTAATGATATTGAGCGAAATATTGTAGTGCTTCATCTATACGATCATCTGCTTGGTCATCTGATACGTTAATATCGACAACTCCATCACCAAGAGCTCGTAAACAATAACTTTTAAAAGTTGCTTTTGTTGTGGGTACAGCCATAAACTCTTCCTTTATAGATATTTATAAGATACAGTATTAGGGCCAAACTCCACAGTCTTATCCAACCAAGGCCCATGTCTTTGAAATCCCACTGATTTATATGTTCGCAAAGCAGATTTTCGAGGCATACTCCAAATTAATTCACAATCCTCTTTTTTAGCCAAAGATATAGCATTATTTAACAAAACTTGACCCAAACCCAATCCTCTATGGTTTAAATCTACCCACAGGCCACGGGAACGATATACATGTTTATCAGTTCTAAATCCACTATTTACGCCTACCAGAAAGTCTTCAATAACAACACCAAAAAACGTAGGTTCATATTTATCAAATATAGAAGAGTCTTTAGTCAGGCCTGTATCAGCTGACCAAATTAAACTGCTCATCGGTTCGATCTTACTCTTTCTGCCTGGCCATAAACTTTCGGTCCAGACAGTAAAAATATCGTCAAAACTAATTTCCTTTATTATATATGTTGGGATATCAAATTCGGGCATTATATATAGTCCTATGAGAATTGGATTGGTGGCTACTTCACGCAGTGGCTCTACATTATTTCGAAGTTATGTTTGCAATATGCTTGGCCTAATGGACTCTGGATCATGGTTGAAACACAACTCCTATGCGAATATTGAAGAGACAGAATTTGCTAAAGAGCATCATCTCTTAAAAGTCTTACCTCACTATATATCAGAACAGCCAGAGGAGGTTCAAGAAGTAACCAAAAACTTCACAAGTATATGGTTGCATCGTGAAGATATTGTTGCTCAATTTCTAAGTCATGTTGCTAGGCTTAGAACTGGTGTAAACCATATCTACAAAATAGAAGACCGGCCGAAAATAGAGAATCTTAGTCTCAAAGCTTCAAGACAAGAATTTTCTCTCTTTAAAAAAAGATTAGATTGCTTTTGGAATACCTACCATCAATATCATGCCGGAGAGCCTCTAATTTCTCTAGAGTATTTTTTATCAGACCCCTCTACTAACTTAGCAAAAATAGCAAACTTTTTTGAGATAGATTCTAACCATGTTGTTAATATTCCTGTGCCTGTTGAATTAGCAATTAATTACGAACACAAATTTAAAAATTATAATAAAATAGTAGAGTGGTTTGAGGATTATGGGTAATTTTGCTGTAGTCTGTGTAACTCGTTCTGGGAGTTACTATTTTTATGAGTATCTGTGTAAGACCTTTGGCTTGGTTGAAGGTAGTGAGTGGTTTGGTAGAAACAAATCAGTCAACCTAACAAACCCCATAGCGTTAACTACAAAACCAGTTGATATTGATTGGACGGTTAATGAAGACCTCTTAACTTCAAAGGATATCAAACGCAGGATCAAACACCTAGAGAATTTCCCCTTTCCATATTGTATCAAGGTAATGCCTCTCCAATTATCCAACACACCTACCCAAACTAAAGGCAACTTGTTTAAACGAGCTGAAATTGCATGTAATATCCTAGAAGATTTCGATCTCATATGGTTTAATCGGGAAGACAAGATTTCTAATTTTTGTTTTGAGTTGACAGCCATGCACTGTAGTCAACCAGGCTTTCCAAGAAATAGGGAGTACTGCACCTACGACCCTCTGAAAAGAACAAATCCACCACCGAACTCATTTACCGCAACGAAAGAACAGTGGGACAGATTTACAATACGAGAGGAATTTACGAATTGGGTGATGTTGCATTTCCCAGAAACCCCAAAAATTTCCTATGAGGAATTTGTCGAAGATCAAGATGCAGTTTTGGACACTATACAAGAACACTACGGTATCAAGGCCAACTACAATGAAGAAAATAAAAAAGAAATTTTGAAAAATCCTGACTATACGGAGATTTTCACAAACTACAATGATATAGAACAATGGTCACGCTTGAAGGAATGATACGGGGGGAGTGGATCAACGGTCATATGTTGAAAACTCCTGGGCCCAAATTCATAGGACAACTTGCCGATTTGTTGGTAGAATTGCACTCTCTACCACACGGGCCGAACTTTGCTAGTTACGACAACATACCAGAATCAAACATGAGTAATGTTATACAAAACCTTATTGTTTGGAAAGAGAAAGACGTTTTCTGTGAAGAAGCTCTATATGACTTCTATACGATAAGGTCAAATCTAAACAAACGATTCTATCTCCATGGCGACTTATGGAAACAAAACATCTTAGTGGATGAGGATGGGAACCTAAACGGACTCAGAGATTGGGAGTCCTTCTCCTATGGTGATCCCCACTGGGACTTCCGTATGATTCGACGCTGGATAGGCTGGGATGGGTTGGACAATCTGTTATTCCTATATAACTGTTCTGTAGATTGGATATGTAATAGACAGTATGTTGAAATACTAGACAAAATATCAATTTGTCATTCTATACGAATTCGCAAAGAACGTGGATTGCTGCGGCATGATGAACCAGACGCAATAGAGCGATTTGAGGACTTTAAGAAAGACTTTAAATAACATTAACCATCTCTAAACCGACCCGTTTACGGTGGAGGCGAACAACACCATCCTCAACTGCTAAAATTTCCATATCTATATTATTTAATTTATTATATCTTAATAATTGTTGTCTATATGTTTTACGAGCATCTGAGTTGCTAAGTTCATTCCAAGTCTCCCATGATTCCCATTCCCTGATCCTTTTTCTTTCTAAAATACCACCAAGATACCAATCGTAAGGTGGGGTTTCAATAGCTGTGCATTTTCCCATATCTTCGTAATCTCTTGTTTCTTCTAAACCATAAGGAATCTCACGGTCTTTATTATATTTGCCGCCGGTATCTTCCCAAAAAGGAACATCAGCTGAAGGTCTGGTAATTTTTACAGTAACTCTACAGGACATTTTTAAACTCCTAATTTATTATTATTTATAATTTAAATTTATCATAATCTGCCCATTTATGTGGAAGATTCATTCTGTTAGTGAAGTGAGCATATTTAATATCTGGGTGAAATTCTCCACCAAGATATATGTAATCATTTCCTGTAATTTGTTTATATTTTTCTGTCATTTGAAATTGCCAACTGAGTAAATTGCTTCCAACAATATTAGAATCAACAACCCAACGAGTAAACCATTCTTCTGGTAGTGTTATTATTTCTAATTTTTCCTTTACGTTATCCTCTACAAAATACTGTTCACCATTTACTGGCCCCATTGTCTGACCATTTTCTATATAAAATTGTTGCCAATAATGAATATCTTTCATAAATTTGTCATAGATATATCGACAGTCTTTTGGATAGTATTTAAAGAACCCCCCATTAAGTTTATATTTTGTGTAATCATTTCTCCACCAACCAGGCATACCTAAGAACTGTCCACGTTCTATTGGATAGTCAAATATTTTTTCGTAATCATTTATTAGCAGAATGTCAACATCTATTACACAAATGGGTTCATCTGTTTCCATTTGCATACCCCACATCTTATTCCACTGTAGAGTAACCTTGTCGTTGTATGGTTCGTGTATCCAGATTAAGTTATACATAGATAACTTTTCATTTAAGTAATCTTCATACTCCTGGCCATACTTATTACCTATGCGAACACATATTATATCCATT